ATGAGTTTCCGAGTTTAGACTTAATATTCAACGTTCTCCAACCAGTATCACCAGTTAAGACCTCCCAGCCTTCGTTACCATTTCCAGTTCGCTTTATCCATTTCAAAGCGCCATTTGTTACTGCGGTATCAACGTATGTTGTACCGACTGGAGCAGTAACCTTTCTATTTGGCATACCAGTTCCGTGAATTTCGTACTGGTTTACTTGTCCACCTGTGTTAGCTGGAGCGCTTGGCAAGACAACACTGCCACCACCACCAGACAAGCTAAGAGTGGTGCCATTAAGATTGAGTCTTTGAGGTTCTTTTTGTTCAATGAGAGAAAGTCTTTGCTTAACTCCACTGTCATTGTATGGCTGAGGGATTTCTGATTTTTTAGCATACTCATCTAAATTTTGATGTTGAGTAAGGTAGCCTTTGCCAGCTAGAACCTCCTCAGTCACAAATTTTGAGGTATCTACCTCTTTTTTGTTTTCAAGAGTCTCAACTCGTTTCTTGAGCTCGGTATCATTGTAGGGGTCAGGTAGCTCTGAGTGTTTAACGTAGTCATCCAAGCTCTGATGTTGAGTCAAGTACCCTTTGCTATCTAGCTCTGACTTTGTCACTAAGTTGCTAGTGTCTACGCTTGACTTATTCTCTAAAGCCACTACACGCTCTACAAGAGTCTTGTCATCATAGATGGTGTCATTGTCAGGTTTGGCCTTTAAAGCCTTGATGTCGTCCAAAATACTGACCACATCACTCTGATTAGCCTTACTTGCAAGCTCAGCCCTTAGCTCACTGTCATCATAGGATGTGGTAGGGGCATTGCTTTTAGGTAGTAAGCTCTCAAGTTCATCCTTTGTCACAATGTTATTGACATCTATGACACGCTTGGTCTTTGACTCCATGACAGGTGCCTGAGTAGCCTTGTCAATCTCACTAACTTTCACATGGAAAGAGAAAGTATATACATCAGCTGATTTTTCAACCTTTTCAAAATAGATGTACCCTACTACTGTCTCACTTGCAATTATCAAAGAATTGTCAAATTTGACTGTAAAGTTATTGCCCTCTATGGTAGCCTCTACCTCTTTATAGCGATTGGTGCCCTTAAAGTGAAATAGACAGATGACTTTCTCAACCGTGAGCTCTTTTGTCGTAAAGTGAAATTCTGCTATCTCTTTATCTTTACTGTAGAGCTCATGCTGGAGCTTATCAATCCCTCTGATATTGCTTGTCAGCTCTATATTTTTGCTGATAATTTTTTCCAATTTTTGCCCTCCTTTCTAATAAAAAAGAGAGCCTAGTAGGCTCTCCATGCTTAATCTTGGCTAGGCTCTGTATATGTCAAAGCTCTTGAGCTATCTGATAGCCCTGCAGTAGTAGGGTCAGGCACAATATTTAGGGCGCTAACGATTGATAAACCGATAAGATAAGGGTTTCCTAAGAATTTCAAAAACAATTCATAAACCCCAGCCCAGCTAGTTAAATCCTCAAATTTTAACCCAAAATAGGTCAAAATTGGTAGGATGATAGCAAGTAGTAAACGGATAACAAACGCTCTATTCTTAAAGCGTACCAGCCAGTTAATTTTCATTTTTAATTCCTCACTTCTAAAATGTTGTATTTTTGGTAGAGGCTATCTATATAGCCGTTCCCACCTAAATTTTTATAACTCTTGTGCATTTTGTGGATGACATCAGACTCATGCACTGTAGTGTATCCACGGTTAATAGCTGTGGTCATGTCTCTCTCTAGTCTTAAATACATAGTGACTAGATGAGCCTCATCATGCACCAGCAATTTTTTATTGACATCTAAAAGCATTTCATTATTTGAGTGCCCTAGGTCTTGCACAGTCTCTACTGTATGTTGAATAGTGCCTAACTCGTTTTTGAGTTCATTAAATTGCTGCTTATTCAAATTGGCTGACTTGCTTGCTGTAAGCCCAAACCATCCAGTAGCAATAACACCAACAGTAGGGGCTAGATGTGCTATTAAATCTGATATAGTCACGCTTGCCCCCCTTTCTTATTGTGGCACAGCCTCAGTATTTAGCTCTGTGCTTGTTGTTGGAGTGTTTTCTTTTGGCGGCTCCCATTTCCAAATACCTAACTTGCCATTTCTCTCAAGGTCTGCTAGTTCTTTTACTGTCTGACCTTGATAAGTAAATGGCTCATTCACCTGCACCATGACACGCTTGCCCTCTTGGAATTGCTCACCGTGTTCAGGGTTCTCAATCGTGAAAATCTCTTGCGGCTGGTAGGTTTTGCCAACCTGAGCAAGGTCAACCAATTCAAGACCACGCTTGAATACTACAGGGTTTAGAGGATTATCTACATCCGTCACTCTTGCAAGCACAGCCCAGTTAGCAATGGCCTTGACAGCGTTAATGGCATTGTCTTTTTCCTCAAGTTTCTTGTCATAAATTTGTTCTTGGGTTTTCAATTCCTCTTGTAGTTGTTTGACACCCTCAGCAGGGTTAAACTCTGTGGCCACTAGACCAAGCACAGCCTCAATCAACGTACTATCAGACTCATTTGTACGGTCTCCAATCAATACACGGTCAAAGGCTGTGTATGGTGCCTCTTGGCGGATAGCTACAAAAGTTCTATTACTATCTTGCAAATACTTGCTAATTACTTTAAATTCCATAAATATTATCCTTTCTCAATTTGTCTTGCTTTTACTTCCTCATAGAGGTTTTTTAGCTGTTCATCAGATTGTAAAATCTTATTCATTCCCTCAAAACCTAACTTGATATTTTCTAAGTTCCTCAGCGCCTCATCACGCTCATCTTTAACTTGTTGCATTTCTTCTTTTTGTTCTTCAAGTTGAATACTTAAAATATTCTTTGCAAGCATTTCATTTGTTGAAATGCTACTTGACTCAGTGAGAGACGCTTTTAATGCTTTGACAATCAACTCATTATCCATTTTCTAAATTCTCCAATCGTTTTATGATTTTCTTGTTCTCAAGAGCAAGCTCTTGAATGGCTTTTAATGCTATATTAGTTAATTTAAGATTATCCAAACTTAAACTATTGCCATTTTCAACTACAAGGGTAGGGTCAACTTTTTGGACTTCCTGAGCAATCAAACCAATATTTGTATGTGGCTTTTGTGGTCTTTTTTCTTCTTCAATCCAGTCATATTCTTTAAATTCAAATTGACTAACATAATCAAGAGCTTTGTGATTTGAAATAGTGATATTTTTTTTCAATCGTTTATCAGATGAATTTCTATTTATCACCTCCCAAAGACTATAATACTTGTTATTGTAAATGTAGTAAATGTCATTATCACGACCACCAAAGCTGAGATATACATTTTTTGCTTGCCAATGCCCTATATTTGCTGTAGTTGACCCTCCTATTGCCCCGTTAAAAATTTGAAAATTATTAATACCAGGTGTATTGATATAGCCATTTACTGTCAATAAGTAATCATTTATAACACCAACTGTAGTTGGTGTAGTAAGGTCTGGGTCTCTGTAGATAAATACACCATAAGGCTCACCGTTGGAGCGACCATATGAGCCTGTAATTTGCAGCCCTACACCGTCTTTGGAGTTGTATTCTCTAGGTACGTTAATTTGCATACCTCCATTGAATGTATCTAACGAACCATAAGCGCCTATTTTAATTTTTGTACGTCCAGTTAAAGTCCCTCCAGTGATATTTACACCTGTAATAGTGCCACCGTTTATCCTATCACCACTCAAAGCCCCTGAGGTAATACTACTAGCGTTTAAGTTGATTACGTTGACTAAGTTAGCGTCTAGCTTACCTGTTCGGATTTTACCAGCGTCTAACTCGTCTATCATAGCATTCTTGATGGTACCATTAGCAATAAACGTAGTCTCAGGTGTGACTACTAACTTATTCTTTCCTACTTGCAAACTAGCTCCACCTGTTGCAAGGTTCAAAGCACTTAATACATCACCATTGCTGTTGAGGGTCTTGACTGCAAAACTATCCTTTAAGATAGACATTGTAGTCCTAGTGTATTCACTGTTGTAGTCTGTGCTGTCAACAAATTGTTCTGGTATCAAACGCCTATCAATAATCATAGGTTTATGAATGACGATATTACCAGGGCTATCAAGTATAATCCTAAGAGCATACTCGTGTAACTCGCCAGTCTTTGGTATATCCAAGTAACCTGTGAATGTCTGATTACCTGTTCTGTTGAGCCATACTGATAAGTTAGTATACATATCTGCCCTGACAGTGTTATCTATTAACTGTAGTAAAATCCTGCCACCCCTTGGTACTTTATCCACGGCAATCTCAATACGATAGCCTAGGCTCTCACCTTGTTTGACAAACTTTTTAGTAAGAGGGAGCATAAACCCTAACCATCCTGACATAGAGTCAGTGTAGTTAATTCTAATTCCGTCATGGTCACCCCATGTTACCCGTTCTAAATGCTTATCAGTATTAACTGATGAAATGTACTTAGGAATTTTTGTAGGAGCATAAACTAGATTAGTTAGGTTACTAAACCTCTTACCTACTTCGACATTAAATAAGTCTGATGTCAAGGCCATCCTTGCTATATTAGTACTGATATTTGAGTCATCTCTGCCTAAGATACGCTCATAGAGTGCAGATGTCTCTTTGACTGACTGGAAATCAGCAAGAGATACCTTGCCATTCAGGTCAGTTCTTAGATTAGCAATTAAGTTAGAGGTTTCTGTGGCTGTTTGGTTAGCTTTATTTAGAGCCTGTACTGCCTTACCGTCAATTTGAGTGGCCTGAGTTCTCAAAATAGACAAATTACGCTCATTGTCTTGCTTGTATAGTGATAAAACTTGACCTGTTGAGTCAGAGGCGTTCTTAGCCTCTTGAGCAAGTCTCTTAGAGGCCTCAGCTAATTCTTGAGTAGCATTTGACTTTTTGAGCAAATCAGAGACTTTCTGGTCATGCTTAGCCTCAATTCCAGTCATCTTAGTATTGACGGCCTCAAATTGTTTATCTACCTCTCTCTTAACACGGTCAACATCCTCAGTATCAAGGCGTTTCTCCCACATGCTACCATTCCAAATATACATCCGTTGATACTGGCCATTTTTTTCAAACCATGTATCACCTATTTTGTGTTCAACATTTTTTGCTGGTGTATCATGCCAAATCTTATTACCTGTTCCACTGATGAGATATTGAGGTAGAGTGCTCTCAATAGAGGCTTGCCGTTCCTCAACTACTGATAGACGGTCAGCAATTCCTGCAGTCATACTAGATGACAGTGACTGTCCGATAGTTCCTAGCGTTATCTCCTCATTAGAGTCAGTGTAGACATCATAGACCACCTTGACTACTTTCTCAGTGGTTGTAGTAATGTCAAATTGTGGATAGTAGAGAGGGATGATGTCACAGAGCTCAACTTCCTCCATGACCCCAAAATCTTGATAGTCCAAAGTATGTGATAAATCTACATAAGAGACCTCTGTAGAGATTTTAGGAGCTCCAATGTTGTTAGTCTTGATGTAAGACTGACCTAGTGACCTCAATTTCTCAGCCGTTGGAGGGTGCTTGTCATCAAATTTGCTTGAGAAATCTACCAGAGATATTCTTCTCTGAGCGTATAATCTCAAATAAGGACTATCTAGGATGTGCTCAGGCAATGTGACTAAGACCTCCCTTGACTCCTCATTTGACGACCTCTCACTTGACCCATCACTGGATGGCGTGTAACGTGCAAAGGGGTAAATAGAGGTATAATTACCGTCTAGGAGACTCTCCTCCTCTACACTGAGCAGATTACGCCCGTACTCTAGCACGGTTGGAGCTTTACGCCCCATCTGCTGATGGAGAATGATGAGGTTATTATCAAACTCATATTCACCGCCAAACACATCAAGGATAGAACCTGAAACACCACCTAAGGCTTTCCTAGCACTTCCAACCTTATCTACCTCCCATGAGATATTACCCAAAGTTCGGATGTCTGATTTAACATCAAATACATCATCACCTACCAGGCTCTCTTTCCAAAGTCTAAGAGCTGCCTCAGCGTTAACATTTGAGGCTCTTACAATAGGTTTCAGGGCAATATCTGAGGTTCTCATGGAGATATGACGGGCATAAATTTCAATATGTTCACTACTATCCTTGACTATACGGTTAATCTCAAAGGTTTGCCATTTGGTTCTCTTTCCAGCGTCTGACTTGATTTTCATCTCCACTTTAAACACAGAGGCAAAACGGCCATTTACTGGATATTTGATATATAGGTCATAATTACCATTCCTTTCTCTGGTAACAGTGACCTTATAAGCGTCTGAAATCTCACCAAGCCCAAAAGTTCTAAATGAGCGTTCATCAGCTTTATATAATACTGGGTTCATAGTTTAACCCCCCAATTAGGAACAGCTGTCATGGTAAAATTACCAGTCCATGAAATCCTATTATTTCCGACATCAAAAAGAGGCATTCTGTGCTTACCATTCCTAGTGATTTTATCCCAGGCTGACAGATTGCCACTATATACTAGATGTTTCTGCATATCTATTATGAGCTCATTTTGGACGCTCTCAAGTGATAACTGGTAGCCATTGATGGTTAAAATACCATTACCATTACCTCTAATCTTAATTAGTGGCTTAGATTGCACATTACCAAGATTTTTAAGTGTCATCCCGTTTGTCAAAGGGATTTCATTGCGCCCAGTTTTTAAAAATTTGATGGGGTGAATTAAAAAGTTTAATTTCACCTCACCAAAATTCATAAGCAATTCCTTGACGCTAAATGACTCAATGAATGTAGCAAGATAGATATAATCAGGCTCCCATGAGAGCTCCATCTCTTTCCAACCCTTGACATTGAGCCAGTCACTTATAGCTACCTCTGATGTAGATAATCTTTCAACCGTGCTGATTTTCATAGGAAACTCACGCTTAACAGGTTTAAGCCTTTGATTATCTTTCAAAAGTACCCCATCACGCCCTGGCACCTCAATAGTCTCAACATCATAGGAGGTAGAGCTAAATTCAATATCATTTATAATTTTTAACCCAAAATCACTAGATTTCTTGCCATCAAATTTAATAAATGCGCTCATTAAACACCTCCTAATCTCTCTTGTTCTCTATTTGTGTACCATGCCATCTCTTTCATGAGACGCTGTATGTCACGTTTCTCACTCTCATCTACCTTGTTACCATGGTAGTTGAAATTGTACTGGTTGTTAATTTCTGCATTAGTTCCTGACTCAGACTTTTCAGACTGAGCTTGTGCAAGTCCAAGACTCATTTTTAATGACTGGCTTAATGTATTATTACCAAGTCCAAGCAAGTCCTCAGCGCCAAATTTAAATGCTGACATCTCTTTTTGAACGTAGGCCAAGCTATCAGTAACATCTGAGGTATTCTTCTCAATACCTACAGCGATACCTTGAGCAATGTAGCGCCCTACGTTGTCTCTGAATAGCCTTGATGGCGAGTGTATTCTTGCCTTAGCTCTTGCAGCTCTTTCAGCTTGAGCGACAAGTGCATTAGCTGCAGCTGTCACAGTCCACAAAGCAGAATAGAGACCGTTTGCTAGACCCTGACCAATCATTGAGCCTACATATTGCATGGTAGATACACCTCTCATCCCTGTTGCTTGGATTGAGTTGACCATTGATGACATTGCTGATGTGGCTGAGCCGATGCCTGAGCGTATGCCGTTTGTTATACCTGTTGAAACTCCACGCCCAGCCTGTTGACCCGCTTGAGTCATTTGGCTTGCTGATTGTCTTACCACATTAGTCATCTGTTGCATGCTTGCGCTCATTTGTGAGACAGCTTGTGTCATTGCTGACCTAATCACTGAATTAAGCTGAGACATAGCTGATACAGCAGATCTAGAGATGTTGGCAAAACTAGAGGCCACTGTAGGGGCTGATGTCGCTAATTGCATGATAGATGTGTTAGCTGTCATAGCTGAGGTTGAAATCGCTGAGAATAGGCTAGGGATTGTGCCTAGCACCCCACCTAATGAGCTAATAACTCCAGTCACTGCAGAAAATCCTGATGTCATTGCTGATGTAGCTGACATAGTAGCTGTTAGGGCACTTGATAAACCAATAAGGGCACTTTTTAAGACAGTAATGCCTGAAACAGCACCAGACAATCCACTGAATGAGGCCACTGCTGATGTAGCAAATGTGCTCATGGCTGTACCTGCTGTTGTTAAAGTGTTTGGTAATTGGTTAATGCTTGTGCTTAGTGCACTCAAGGCTGTTGGTAGGGTCTGCATGGCTACACTTGCTGCTCTTGCTGATGTAGCTATCAAACTCAATCCTACCCCTGACTGTTGTAAGCCTGAACCTGCTGTAGCGATACCTGAGTTAGCAATAGCTGCTAATCCTGCAGCTGTTGCTGTCAGAGTGGCTACTAGGTCTCCAAGGTTAAGGTCTACTAACATTTTTATCCCTTGAGCCATCAACTTCACACCAATACCAGCATTTTTAGCAGCATTACCCATGCTTTCAAAAATACCAGCAACACCATCAAGTACATTCCTGATAGCTGAGCCAAATGACTCTACTACGCCCTTGGCACTATCCAGAATAGACTTAACTTGTTCACCAAATGTCTTAATCAATTTGGTCAAACTATCAATAATAGGACTGATTTTATTGACAAGATTGTTGAACGACTCAATAAGTGACTGGATAATAGGAGCTGTTGCGATTACCATCTCAGTAATTGCTGGCACAAATGGAGCGACTGCTTGGACAATTTGGACAACTGCCTCAGTGACAATGCTAACCACTTGAACAAATGTATTTGAAATAATTTCAACAATAGGTGTAATGGCTGTAGCTACCTGAGCAATGCCTGAGCTAATAGATGTTACTACCTGACTAATCGCTGAGCCTAGCGCTGTAATCACAGGCGCTAACCCACTAAATGAGCTGATGATGGAGCTGATTGCTGCTCCCACAGCTAAAATAACTGGTGACATCATTGCGAATGATGAGGCTATGGTAGGGAGCACAGGTGCTACAATTACAAGAGCTTGAGCTAAGCCTTGTATAGCCATGTTTAGGATAGTTCCTATAGCTGTACCTACACTGACCACCACATCACCGATAGCTTGCAAGATAGCAACTACCCCCTGACTTTGAGTGGCTAATAGAGCAAACCCTGCAGCTATAATAGCTACACTTGCCCCAATTCCTACAGCTGCAATGGCTATAGCACCACCAAAAGCTAGAATATTTGCCACACCTGCTGTTTTTAGTGCTGCTCCGAATGCACGGATGACAGGCGCTAAACCTGAAAGGGCTGTTTTCAAACCTTGTCCAATCCCTACAGCTGCTGTCTTGATAGATGTGCCTAGAGATTTAATGATATTTGATAAGCCATTAAATAACTGAGTGATAGTACTTTTAGATTGTCTGACACTATTTGTAGCGCCATTGACTGCCTCTGTGGCATTGGTTTTAAATATTCCAAAAGGATTGAACGCTTGCAAAAAGTTAAACGCTTTGAAAGCGACAAGTGCTCCACCAATACCTACGACTAGACCTCTCCAAATATCTCCACTAATTGACTGAGATAATTTTGAAATCCAGCTAATGACTAATGAAATAGCATTTACTACATGACCTGCAGCAGCTCCTATAATATCCCAAGGGATGACATCTCCTAATTTCTCAGCAAGGTCTAAAGCTGCAGCTGTGAAATCCTTGAAAGCACTATAAGCATTCTTAATAGCTCCAGTGTTAGCAAATGCCTCAAGAGCGAATTGAACGCCTGCAGCTAATTCTTGGATGACTACATTTACCAAAATCACTCCATTAGCAATACCCTCAACAACATTACTAAAACCATTGCTATCACTGGTCAACTCCTCAAAAAGAGATTGTACTGTGACCACAATATCTCTGATTGAGTCTGAGATGTAGTCAAATACGCCAGCTTTATTAAAAATAGCAAAGAAATTAGAGACCATTTGACCTGCTTGAGCAAATCCATTGGATAGACCTGAAATAAATCCATCTATATCAATGCTATCAAGCAAGCTCCCTAATTTATCTGCTAAACTATCAAAATTGATTTTGTCCAAAGCGTCTGAAACTGCATTGACTGCCTTAATTCCAAATGAATTGAGTTTGTCAAAGGCTGGCATGAGCTTATTAGAGAGACTTTCTTTTGCCCCATCTATAGCTTGGTCTACAGTTTTAAACTCTGTGGCCATCTTTTGGAAAGCGTCTGAGTTACCTGCTTTGTTCATAGCGTCAAAGAAATCCTCAGTCTTAACTTTCCCGTCTTGCACAGCTTTTACAAGGTCAGCCGTAGACATTCCCATCTCTTTTGCTACTGCAGCCATCCCAGCAGGCGCTTGCTCCATCATGATTTTAAAGTCCATCCAGGCTACTTTTGGCTTACTTGCCATCTGTGTTGCTTGAGTTGACAATGATTTCATGGCTTGTGCTGGGTTTTCTGCTGAGGCGGCCAGTCCACCAAAGGCCTTAACTAAGCTACCTACATTTTTAGTACCTACAGCGTCAAGCTGTGAGTAAGTATTAGCCATGTCAGAGGCTGAGTAGATGGTCTTGGTTGCAAAATCCTGCATTTCTGTCTTAGCTGCTTTGATTTCCTCAGATGAGCGCCCAAAGGCTTGGAGGTTCCCCTCAAATGTTTTCCAGGCTTTCTGTGAGCTGTTCAATTCTGAGGCCATCTCACGAATGCCTCCAGTAACTGCACTGACCCCACTTGATAAGGCTGAGCCAATCAAATTAGCTCCCAATACAGACTTAAATACAGAGCCTACTTTTTGACCTGTACTCTCAAGGCCTCCAAAAAGAGACTTGAGCTTGCTGACTCCAGCCTGAGCACCTGAGCCATCCATATCTACCTTGATAGTTACTGAACCATCTGCCATTTATTCCCTCCTTTCTTTTAGTAGTCAAAATCTTTAGGTAGAGCGTACTCTTTTTTAAGTTCTTTCATGCTCTCTCTATACTTCTTACTATCTCCCTTTTGAGGCTTATAAGCTCTTATCTTGATAACCTCAGAGAATTTTGTATCACTTGGTAAGCCATTTAATAGAGCATTAAATTTTTTCCAGTGCAAACTATTCTGAGAGTCTATGAGGTCAATACCGTATGCTTGCATAAATGATGAGTAAATATACTCAGCGTCATATTTCAAGCTAAATAATCTAGCACTGGTCTCTGATTGGCTCCTAGAGCGTATCTTGCTCTTAATCGGATTGCCTGCTAGGTCTAGCACTGGTGCTGTATCTCTAGCTGGAATAAGCCTGATGTGCTCCTCAAAAACCATCTTAAAGATACCAGTGGCCTCCTCAGGTGTAAGAGCCTGAGTGAAATCAACATCAGTAAAAATCTGTAAAGCAAGATAGGGCTTATAAATCTCATCAATTTCATCATCATTGATAAGCTCAATGACTTTCAAGACCTTGTTAAAAGAGATATTCATAGGGTACACATCATCACCAAGGACTAACTCATCAGTCAATTTCCTTGATAAATCTAGCATGTTAGTCTCCTAAATATTTCTTGAGAGCGTCTGTATTGTTACGTTTCTCCCATTCTGAGATGACACCATTGATAGTCTCAAGTAAGTAGGCCATTGTGTCCACAGTAGACCCATTTGAGAAATCGTAGACTTTTTGATAAGCCTCAGCGTCAAATAACTCTGTCCATGAGTTCTTAACCATGTCTTGTAGAGCCTCAAATGCTTTGTTATCTTCTGCATTGGCTACTTTTTCGCCCTCCTCTTTGAGGATTTTGCCAAGTTTCTCCATTTTGTGGATATTTTGGTCATTTCCGATAAATTCAAGAGTAAAATCTCCAAATTCAACAGGGATGACATTATCACGCTTTTTAATTACTACCATTATTTCTTTCTCCTACTAATTTTTAATCAAAAATAAAAAGGGGAGCATTACCACTCCCCCTAAATCACGTTATCCGATTACAGCGGACTCCTTAGGTGCTGAGTTCCAGCTAATAGTACACTCAAAGCCCTCAAACTCAGACGCCTCACCGCCTCCAATTTTAATACCAGAGGCTGTAGCTACGCCCACATATTGCTTTTTACCATCAGCGTCAACAACTTTAAACCACAATTTACGTCCATCACCAGTTTTAAAGCGCATGCCAGCAATGATAGCTTGAGCCTCATCCTCTTTGATGTAGTCCCCCTCAAATGAGAACCCGTATTTTACAGATTTTACTACTGTTTCAGGTGTTCCATCACCATTGTAGTAAGCTGTATCATCTGTCTCCTCGTCATTCTCAACCTCAGCGGTTGTCACTCCATCTGCAAGCCATTTCCAAGCGTCACCTGTTGGCTCTGTTGCTGCATTTTCTGCTGACCAAGGCGCCACATAGTGTTTGCGCTTGGCATTTTTTAATTTTGGCATTTAATTTCCTCCATTTACTTCAATTTCTGCCGTTACATCTAACATATAAATATAAAAGCCTTGGTCATCACGGTCATTAAGGAACGGCTGTGAGACTTCAAGGCCTCTGAATTGATATGAGTTATTTTTGCTAGGTAGTTCTAAATCAAAATTAGCAAGAGCATGATTGATAGCCCACAAAATAGAGCTTGTTCTTTGATGGTCAAGTGTCTTGATAGCCACCTCAAAAATAAGGCTGATGTCTTGCTTACCGTCCATGTACTCTTTTAAAATTTTGCCACCCGGCAAAGGATATAGGACTAAATCCTCTCCCTCTGCTAAATAGTCAAGTCTACAAGTAAGAGAGAGGTTTAGTGTGTTGATAAAGTCTCTGAGGACTTCGGAAAAATCATTGTTATTCATGCTTTTACTCCCATTGCTTTTATTCCTACTCTCTCCCAGTCTTTAAGGTGTAGCGCTGTAGCTTTCAAATCCCAGCGCTTTCCAGTTCCTGGTGTGGTGTATTTTTTGAAATAAAAAACCCTAGCCTTGTTGTAGCTAGAGCCGTAAAATTGAGCTCTGGCATAAGGCCCAGGGTACCTGACCCCATCTTTAGTAGCTTGGCCACTTCCACTGAGGTCACCACTTTTCCTAGGAACAAAGGGGCTCATGTCTGTTAGCATTTGGTTAGCTATGGCTAATTTACCTTTTGCTAAGGCTGTTGGAGATACCTTATTTTCAATACCTTTGAGGTCAATCTTGACAGATACGCTAGTTCCCATTAAATACACTCCACTTCATAGCAAAATACTTTTTGTTTATGTGGATAGCTAATAGGCGCTATAGCAGTAACTCTATATTCACACTCACCATCATTGATGATGGCGTTTTTAAAGGTATCATCTAAGGTAATAGGACAATGTTTAGGGTACACAAATAAGGTACTAGGTTTGGACTCTTTACGGCTGTTTTTGGTGCCTTGCACTTGATACTGCCTATCAAATCTGACGTGTTTAAGGGTCACTGGGCTCTCTAATATTACTTTACCCCATCCGTCTTTTTCACCTGTGTCTTTTTTAATTGTTACAGTATCAATTAATAAACGCTTATCAATCTCTATCATATCCTACCCCTCTATACCCAAAACCTGCTGCTTTTAGCACGTTCAAGGCGTCAAGTGATAAATTATACCTAGAGCTTTCAAAGGCTTGTTTTGAGCCTCCCTGATAGCTTATATGAGTCCTACCTAATATCACTGTTGAGGCTGACTGTCTGTCATCAGCTGTAGCAATACCACTAGCGTCTAAATATGCCACTTGGTAAGCCGTAGCAAGTTTGACAGCTTTCTTTCTAAACTTGATCTCAGTTTCAAAATCAACAAAATCATAAAGATTATTAAGAAAGAGATTGATAGCTACCTCTGCCCTTGTCAATAATTTTTCAAAGTCATCTACTTCATCAAATCCTAACTCATTAAACTCATCTTGTGTCAAATAAGCTATAGTAATCACCTCCAATAAAAAAGAGGTGGTATTACTTACCTGCCTCTTTGGTTTCTTCTTTTTCGTCAACTGGCTCAAAGAATGGGCTTGACTCAGGATGTGACTGTTTGCCTTGAGCATTTAAGCTCTCAGCTACTTTGACATCCATGTCATACACTACATCCTTGTCATAGCTTTGCTCTTTGCCATTGACATAAAAAACAACATTACTTGTTGCTTTAAACTGAGCCATTTAGTTTATTCCTCCACTTTATAGCCATTGTTTTCAAAGGCTGATACCATGATAGGGTCAGACAGGGTAAATGATACCCCATCCTTAGTCAAAGTGACATCAGTTTTAACCTCTACTACTTCCTCTACTGTGTTATCATTAGCCATTGATTACCTCCTTAGGCTGTTTTGTGGACATAGATAGCCTTTTTCTTAGCGTCCAAAACGAAAGCGTCATAACGGATACGACCCTCAACAAGTTTACCGTTGATACCTGGTGGGTTGTCGTGGATTTTATAATCTTCCAACTTAACAGGTGATGTAGTAGCTGCTGGGTGAGCGATAATAAACACAACACCTGTAGGCATATATGTTGATGGTGTCAATACTACTGGCATACCATCAATCATACCCACTTGACCCTTGATAGTGATTTCTTGTCCAAGGTCTGAGTTTTTGATGAATGTGTCATCAAGTTTAATCAACTTGTAGAATTTAGGAGATACATGCAAGATACGACCAGCCACAGGGACTAGAGCGTCTGACAACTTAGATTGTCCCTCAAGCACTAGCTCATAAGCATTAGTTTTAGTGACTGCACCTGTTGCAACATGTCCAGTATCAGCGCCTGAAACCATTGCTGATAGACGGTACTTGTCAACCTCAGGGATGACTACCTCTGAAATTTGACGGGCTAGAGCCTTGCCCTCTGCCATGGCTCCATTCGTTCCTTGTAAAGATTTCTTGTCAATCGTGAATGTGAAAGAACGGTCTTTAGAAAGTGTCATAGTTTGGACTGAATTTCCAAGCTCGTCAGCTGTACCGTAACGATTTTGACCAGTAGTCTGGTAGTCATTCATTGCTGATGTAGCGACTGTGTAGACCTTGACTGTCTCAGCGTCAATAAAGTCAAAATCTTGGTTGATAGTGCTAGTAGTAAGAGCCTCTCTTGTAAAGCGCTCATCTACTTTATGACTAAATTTTTCTGCGTAGTTTACTGCCATTTATATTTTTCCTCTTTTCTTTTTTGGTATTATACGCTATCAAAGCCAGCAAAAAGGGCTTTGTCCTCTGCACTTAGGCCATCATCTGCATTACTTGCTGATGGATTGCCTGGGACAGAGATATTAGGGGTTGGTTGCTCTTGCACCGTTTGGAATAGGTAAGGGCTTGACTCTCTGAGTGAGTTGATTGTGTCCTCAAGTTGAGGCTTGCCATCTTCTCCTAGTTCGATACTGTCTAGGTCAATGAATTTCATCAAATCATCAGAGTTGTATGCACCTACATCTTTCAAAGCAAGGGCAATAGCATTGGTTTTGGTTACCTGAGCAAGGTTTGCCTCGCTATCCAGCTTATACTGCTCAAATTGTGCCTTGAGTTGTTCAAGTTGTTGCTTACTTTCCTCACTAGCACCCTCTTTGTCTTGCAAGTCTTGGATAGCTTGAGTCTGTTGCTCAAGTTGTTGCTTTAATGTATCATTTTCAGCTTGTAGCTCAGATTTGGCCTGTGATTTTGCATTCTCAATACCTGCACCGTACGCTTGCATGATATTGTCAATCACTGACTTATCCTCAATACCTGCCTCAACTAACATTTCACGTTTAAGACTCATGTCTTAATCCTCCTTTTTACGTCACATGGACAAAAATTAAGACAGTTTTACGCCATGCTCCAGGGCAAAATAAAAAACCTGATGGAACCCATAGGTTTATAGTGGTTTATGGTATTAAAAAAGCGCCTAGATTGTTCTAAGCGCTAAGCTACTGAAATACTAAGAATTTCATCCTCAAAATACTCATAAAGAGTACCATCAACATCCAAGCCGATTGAGTCAATTTCCTCATCATTGTCATCTTTGTTACAGTACTCTTGGACAAAACCTGAAATAATTGAGCCGTCTTTAAGCACAAGTTTCACGTTTTGTCTTAAAAAAGTCCATAATTTCATAGCTCGCCTCCATACGTTGGGACAATGTGTGCCCCTGTCTTTCTATAGTGTATCCTAAAGGTGTCAGTTTCAAATATCTCGCCTGTTCGTTGGTCAATATACATGCCAATCTTGCGATTATGTTTTATAACCTCTTTTTTAGGGATGTAGTCAGGATTTGCTTTATACAAGAATTTACCTGTTCCTGAATAACGTTTAATAAGCTCAGCAGCCTCATCCATTGATATTGTCAAATAGCTTGGCTCAATCTTATTACCATTAGCTAATTCATTTTCAATCCTCGTAAGCCATTCATTAGTGCCTTTGATGTGAGTAGCTTGCTTTTGCTCATTGATTTCTGCCTTAATTATACCATCTTTCACAGCGTTTGTGAAACGTTTTCGCATTTCTTTTTGTTCTGCTCTGTGTTTCTCCAGTTTTTCAAGCTCTTTTCTGACCTTAATCTCTTTTTTAGCTTGAGAAAATGGGTCATTGTAGTATTTCTCTCTAGCATAATCTCTGTGTAGGTAAGGGTGTTGGCTCAAAAAGCCTCTCATGGCGCCTTGTTTCATCCTAACCTTGCTCTTATACTTAGATATTAGCTCACTGTCTCCTAGTTTTTCTGCAACATGCAAAAGCTCCTTAGACTTCCTGATAGACCTCTCTAGGGCTCTCTGCTTAGCTTGTACGTTTGCATTGGCTATAGCCTCCTCAGGTGTTAGGTCTTTCAAATGGTCAGGTAAATCAGGCTTGTAGTTGACCCCTGGGATGTATGGTGTCATCTCATGAGTGCAATTTATCCCCTGACAGCCAGCAGAATGGCCGTAGCCGTAATCAGCTAAAGCTAGGACACGCTCTCCATTTACTTCTCTAGCAACTCCAGTAGTTACTATCTGATGTTGTAGAGGAGCACACATCTCTCTTGCTGTGGCTTTTTTGTGATAGTAAAAGGTATCTATACCTAATTCCTCAGCTGGAGCCATTCTGACCTCACGGTAGACCCTCCAAGCTGTGGATTTAATAACCTGCCTAGCATAAGTGTCAGCTTTCCAGCGCTTGCCTTGGATATCAGTAAAGCCATAAAAACCCTTTTCAGCCCATTTCATGACTGTATCAGAGATAGCTTTATCTGATGTAGTTAAACCAGTTACAACTTTAGCTACACTCTCCTCAATGATAGACTGATAGACCTTTCTTACACTCAGTGGTAGAGTGGTATTAATAAGATTATCTATGTCTCCCATAGTCTGATTGACATAAGCAGCTAAATTAGTCTGAATGAGTGAGTTATCAGTAAAATCACCACCCATAGACTCTAGTAGTTGCTCTTTAGTGTCCTTATAAACCTTATAGCCCTCATTTTGTATGACATACCTGAGCTGTTCCTCAGCAATTCCTGAGCGCTCTGAGATAAGACTGACATTATCATCATTAAGTAAGCCCATCTCATTCATTTTCTCAAGTTGCCAGATATAAGGGTTATCATCAAGACTAGCAGAGCCACGTTCTTTGATACGGTCTATTACTTGGTCAAAAAGGTCAAGAGTTAGCTGATGGTAGATGTCTGCTACTCTACTAGCGTCAAGCATGAGTTGCTGGTCATTTAGCTTGATTTGTTTCTTTTTGACATCAGCCATTTAATCACTCTCCATAGACTGAGACATCCTCAGGGCTACGCTCATCATTTACATCATCAATGACATTGCCATCAATCTCAGCTTTGATTTTTTTGGCTTTTTCGGGTGTCACGTTTAGGACTTTCTCAATAGCCATTGTGTCAGTACCAAAGCCAGCATTGACTACTTTTATCCAGTAGTCTAGTTCAGCATTTCTGTCAGTAAAGACACCATCATCAAGGTTAATGCTGATTTTGTCCATCTCAGGGATTTCACCTGAGTATAGCTTATAACCCTTGGCAAGTTCTAACATTGAGACAATGAGCTCTTTTAACGATTGCTCAACCAGTGAGACAATACTATTCCTCATCTGATATGTGTCAGAGTTCTCAGAGACAATCTCTGTGGCTGTTTTCATTGACTTGCCATCAAAGCTAAACATGCCAGCTGATACGCCAATTTGCATTTCAAAGAGCGCCAAGCCCTCGTTAATAGCCTTGATGTAGTCATCTGACCTGATAGGTGTAGTAAGGTCTGTGATACCTATACCTTTATCCATATCCCCTGAGTCAAACTGTTCATAGACATTGTGGCCAGCCTCAAACTCACGCTTGACTACGACATTATCACCATTTTGGTCATATTCTGTTTTAATCATTTGGCTAGGTACTGCCACCCTACGCTGACCCATCTTGACCTCCCACATGAACTCATCATAGGTGGTATTAAGAAAGTCTATTGTAGTCTTAGCATTATCAAAGATAGACAAACCTAGCGGACTGTTAATATCTTTATTATTCATGCCTGGAGGTTTTAGATAAGTGAATAGTGGACGGCTCAAGCCATTTAACTCTACCACTTCCTCTAAATCCTCATAAATCTCTGACAGTGGAACTCTTGAACCTATTGCATTCTGATTATCAGACCTGTATAGCTCATTTGATACCGTGTATTTGTCATTTGACCACTCATGAAATTCAATCAGCGTGTAATATCTCTGTTTATTTCCATCAGCTTTGATGGTCTTTGTCACGATTGCAGCACTAGACACATCCTGAGTGTTGCTTTGCAGTGGCAAAAAGACAGGCGCTTGAATAAATGACACTCTTACACGCTCACCATCAATATAAGGCCTCATAGCAAGACCACCAAGGGCTAAACAGCTCTCAAGGTATCTCTCAAAATTTTTGGTAAATCGGTCATCTTGTAGCTGTTGTTGAATAAATTTATTAGCTTGCTCATCATCTACCTTAATTTCAGCCTGTTCATTAAATACAAGACTTGCAATTTTCTTAGCAGCTGTACGGCCAATAGGTAAATGGTTGAAATCTCTTTTATTTTTAGTCCCATTACTATCTTTGTACTCTACTTGAGGGTAATGGCCTGAAAAATACCTAATATTCTCCCTAATACGGTCATACTCTGCTGATGATACTGCTATTTTTGGATGGTCAGTGATGTATGTTAGATTTTGAGTAGTCATCACATATTTACTCCTTTTAAAAATATCTTTAATTGTTTGGACTATTCCCATTACTAGCTCCTTTTAGGCTTTTAAGTTTAACTCTCTAGCATTATCTAGGACAAAATACTTGAAACCATCTACTGTATGGTCATCCTCTTTGATGACTTTAGGGTCATCAGTATTGATGGTCTTGTCATCATATCGGTACATCTTATGCTCCTCAATGAATACCCTGTTATTTTCAGTATCAAGGTAATAAAAACGCCCCTCAGCTAGTAAGCTAATGACCATGTCTATCATAGTCTGATTTTTCTTCTTAGCCACAGGGTGCCAGCGTTCTCCATAATCTCTGAAATATTGGTTTCTCAAAGCTCCCTCCGCACTATCAATGGTCATTTTTAATTTAGGTACTCTGTACTGTTTCATGACCTTGTCTATAAAATCATGTACCATCACAGAGAGCTCACTAGGGGCTTTCTTGATGGTTTTGCCAGCTGGTGAGTAGTAGAAAGTGTCTAATAGGATAACCTTACCCTTAGCTGTGAGCCCGTAAGCTCCACAGGTTGTAGCTGACTGTTGGTGTCCAGTATCCATAGCAAATGATATGCCTATTAGCTTATCATCAGTAGGGAGGCTCTCTAGTGGTTTAAAATAGCTCATGTTATAGACATGATTACCAAGACCAATGACCTCACCCAAATACATCCATCTATAATAGTCAGGGTCAGTCTCTTTGTAGCGTTCTATCTTCTCAATCATCTGCCTGGACAGAAAGCCCAGTCTGTCATCAAGATAGGTGCTATGATGTATCATGTATGTAGGGTCACTAGCTTTCTCAGCTACCCACTCATTTATCCAGTCATAAGGATTTCTAGGGGGGTTGTAAGTGAAATAGACTTTGACCTCTTTACCGTTTGGGAGCTCTTGACGGATGAAAGTATCTTCAACTATGTCAATATCCTCACGACCTGCGAACTCAGCCAATTCCTCAAACCATACGGCCATGACATAGCCTTTAGCTATCTTTTGGGATTTGAGTTTCATGGGGTCATCTACACCATAAAAATAAAAAGCCGTTCCTGTCTTGATATGAGTAATCTGCAAGGGAGATTTCCCAAATTTGAACTGACTAGCTAAGCCCATCTCATAGATAGCCCATCTAATCTGCTCATATACTGACATTCTCAGATATTTACCTACTTTGCGTAAGACTACCACATTACCCATAGGGTCATTGATGAAATCATTAACAAGGTCAATGGATACCACTGATGACTTAGTAGAGGCACGGCCACCCTTGAGCACTACATGGCTCTTATCAGTGTATAGGACATCATCAAATACTGGGTTAATCAACTTGGCTAGGTTCAGTATTGCCATTATACTCACTCCTATTAAATGTAAATCCAGTTATGACTGTATCATCCTCATCATTAGAGCCTAGTTGAGCCTTGAGATTATCAATCCTCAAGCGTTGTTCCTCTGTGACCAGTGGAGAACGTGTAAGCTCGTCATAAGTCTTAATCATGCCTCTAAGCTCAGTCTGAGCTCTTGCTATCGCTGTAATGGCTCTGCTTTGCTTATCCCATGATGTATGAACCTCATAATTCTCACTACCTTTAGATGTACTTGCAATAAGCATGGTAGTAGTGTCATCAATATCTTGCACATACAAAATACGCTGAGCATGTAATAAGGTTGCATAAGTAAGCGTGATATTTTCCCAAAGGATGTCAATAGGACTCATGCTCTTAACTTCCTCTATAATCTCAGATAGACCCTCAGGGAGAAAGCGTCTCCTTAGACCATGTGTGACAGCATTTGAGTTACCTTTAGGCGCTCCATGTCCTACTGCGTTCTTATTCCCAATAGGTGCACCTCTTGACTTTTTGGGTGCACCCTTTTTATTTCGTGTCCATCCATGTCTACGTTGCCAAGATTTAACAGTATTGATAGAGACATTATACTTGTCAGCAATGTCTTTATACTTCATACCTTTTTGATAATCTTTTCTCGCTAGTTCACTATTAGCCATGACCTCCTCCCTGCTTTGTTTAATTGGTAAAAAATAAAAAAGCCACTCAATGAGTGACTGTATGCGGTAAGTGGGTGCCTCCCCCACCAGAGCCTTATATAGCGCTACTTTATCTCTGTCCTACAGGTTAATCAGCCTAAATCTAATTACCGCCCTGTACCCCTATTGTGATAGCTACTCACAGAGATACAATTAGAATGACAGGAATTGAACCTGCATACGTTTCAGACCCTTTATAGTCATATCGCTCCACCATTGAGCTACATTCTAACTGCAAGGCGACTACTACCCTGCAACTGATAGATACTACATTTGTTTTTTTATTTTCGTAGTCATTAAGATAGCGCCTGGAATTGAACCAGAGGAAAGCCGTAGGAGCAACATTTTAGAGGCTTTCCGTAACCTTTACCACTACCATAAGAGGCCGTAGCCTCTCAAAACATAAGGAGATAATATCAAACCTTTTCAGCATTTGACACTATCATTTTATCAGATTTTAAAAACTGTGCTAACAATTTTTAGCCTTATTAGTCCGATTTAGTCCGATTTAATAAATCATTTAACTCACTAATAGCTAAACCTCTCCATGTATAGAATGTAGTCCTACTAATTTCCATCTTGTCACAGATGTCATCTACATACATCTTATTGATGTAGGTCATCCTTAATACTGTCCTATACTTTGGATTTGATAGCTTATTGATTAGCCTGCTCAGTTCTAGCTTTCTGTCTATGATTTCTTTGACATCACGCTCAATCTCTTGTTTCATAGTAATAAGTTGAGCATATACATCATCAATTTTTCTAACTTGGCCACTTTGGACTTTTACATCAGTCCATTTAGGGCTTGAGAGTAGGCCAGCCTCAAGCTCATTGATTTCATCTATACGGCTCTGGATGTCCATGTCCAAGCTCTGTAACTCTGTCAAGAGTTCTTTAGCTTTGCTCACTCTCTACCTCTCCTTTAGTTTGCCTTATTCAAAATTTTTATAGTTTTATCATAGCTGAGATTTACTTTAGCTTTTTCCTCCTCGTATCCAAATACTTTTGGGACTCTAAAATAAATAATTGTAGTGTTGTCATGTACTTTGACGACTGAAAAAACGTGCTTGAGCAAGTCTTTTCTAAAAGCCACATTAGGAAAAACTACAAGCTCTCTAGCTCCTATTCCTGTTGTAGTTACTTTGTTTATTTTGCTCCCTGAATACGGATATTTTTTAGGTCTCATTTTCCTGCCTCCTCTGCCATACACTGCAACCATACAAGGCTCTCATATAAATCCCTTGCATGGCTCTTGATATTTCCTAGCTCATAGCTGTCTAGCTTATCTGAGTTGTTTATAATATCAATTTTTAAATTATTGATAGCTAAAATAAAGTCTTTCATTCTATAATCTCCTCAATCTCAAACAATGGACTATCAAACACTTCACCAAAGCCCCCCTCTTCAAGCTCTTTGCGGGTGTGTTCTGTACGGAATTTTTTATCTCTTTTTATTTCAGTTAATGCCCAAGCATTTAGATGTTTAATATTGGTTAAGTAATTATAGTTTTCATCAACATTCTTGAGCCTTACAAAATACCGCTTTTCTTTCTCGACCTCGTAGCCGAATTGGTGCATATTTACTAGGGTTTGGAATGGTTTTGTGTTAGTTTTCAATAACCATTCTTCGAACATTTCAAACTCATTTTTTTCATAAATGTCCGGGATATTTTCGATGAAGTCAAGTAGATTAGTTTCAAAATCATCTTTATTCTCTTCATACCAAACCGCCACAAACTGCGGTACTACGATTTTTTCGGGTTCGTCTAGTTCAGAAATAAGTTTTATTACCGTATCTTTTTCGACATATTTAGTTTTATTCCCAAAAAGATTTTTTAAGCCTTCTATCCGTTCAATTAATTCCTGTGTAGTCATTCCTTTGCCTCCTTATTCCTCTCCTATAAAAACATTCAAAGGCAAATTAAAGTATGTTGCTACATCTTCCACTTGATAAAAGTTAGGTCTTGCCTTACATGTTTCCCATTTAAAAATATCTGATTGAGCGTATCCTAAGATGTCACCTAATTTTGCTTGTGATAATTTTTTATCTTTGCGCTTTTGTTTTAACATAAATGCAAACCGTAGTCTTTGTTTATCATTTAATCTTTGCTCGTAGTCCATCATCTCAATACACCTTTCTCTCCATCAATATATTTCCATTGATGTCAATTTCAGGATAATGTGTAATTGAGCTCCATGAGACATTAATGCTATTGGTGTCTGACAATACCATATAATTTCCCCCTTGTCTTTTTTTGACAAGGTTTATTGTAATTTGTGGATTTTTTCCAAATGTTTCAACACTCTTATCATAAAATTTAGAAAAGGTTTCAATATATTTTTTTTTGCGTTGTCTTTTATTCATCATCTTGCTCCTTTATTTCAAATATGTAGGCATGTCATCACCTACTCTGATACTCTCATATTGTTCCTTTGTCACTAAAAATTTTCCATAGGATGGCACCGTGACAGTGTAGCGCCCCTCTATGATTTCTTTATCACTGATTTTCCCATGTATTCCTGAGCCAGCATTATCAACCTTATAAATGATTATAGGTTGTTTTGTAGTTGCAGGTGGTCGGTTGAATGGTTCTATATTACCCAAAATAAGACCAGCCACAAAAAATACAATACATATAATGGGGTGGTCTATATTATCTGTTAGCCATTCCATTTTATCTCCTCAATTTCTATCTCTATCCTAGGATTTAGGCTGTAAAATTTGCCTACATCATGCAAAGCTATCTGTCCATCATCTTTAAAGACAATCCCTGACATGCTGTCATAAAGAGCTTTCTCATAGTTGTCTATATCAGGCTTTTTGTCTACTGGTATAACCTCATCAATGAGAGCCTGATGATATTTCTTAACCTTAGAGAGATACTGAGGAGGCTTGATATAAAATCTAAGCTGTGCCCTCAAAGCTCCCTCAAGAATAGGCTGACCCATGTACTGATTAGCAATGAGTAACTGGCAACTATTGCGCCATGCTTTCATTTTAGGGTCATCATAAGGCCTCCCAAACCGTGTAAACCGTGGCCTTGATTGTGGTTTAGGCTCAATGTCTAGTGTTAATTTCATCTAGCAGCTCCTAAAATGGCAAATCATCATCAGAGACACTGAATGGGTCAGCAGGTTGACTGAATGGGTTGTTATTTCCTGTGTAGTTGTTGCTTGGTTTAGCTGGAGCCTGTTCTTGTTGTTTGTTGCGACTCTCTAATAAATCTACACTCTCAGCAACTACCTCAGTCACATATCTACGCTGACCATCTTTTTCATAAGACCTCACTTGTAGACGCCCTGTGAGTCCGATAAGTGACCCCTTGCTACAATACTGAGCAATGATGTCAGCTGTACCTCTCCACGCTTGGAAATTGATAAAAT